CACGGCTCACGGGGTTCACAGGAGCAGTCGCATTCGATGTTGAGAGTACAGGGCTAGAGCAATGGAAAGAGGACTTTAGCCTGACCATGATGCAGTTCACCTTTGAAGGAGGCGATTCATGGGAAATACCACTAGACCTGGATGATTCACCGTTCCAGAAATCATGGCGCCAAGTAGCCAAGTGGACAGCCCAACAGCTCAAGAAGAACAACACACGACTGGTAGCACACAACGCAGCGTATGACCTATGTGCAATCCATAGTGTAACTGGTGTGGATTTGGTAGACCAGCTAGCGTGGGACACTAACGTGTCCAGCCACTTGCTGAAACCAAGTGATAACGCAAGCACAGGTCTGAAAGAGGTAGCACCGAGGGAATTAGGATGGGAGCCTTGGAATGACGGATTCAATTTCGACCAGCCAGGTGGCAGCAAGAACTACCCGCGCAAGCAACTTGCCGATTATGGCTGCTTGATGGAGGGGACGCCTGTACTTACTTTAGACGGCTGGCTACCTATTGAAACCATTTCCTATGGAACCGTAGTATGGGATGGCGTGGAATGGGTACGTACAGACGGTGCAATTTTGCAGGGTACGGCGGACGTGATAAAGTTGGATAATGTTTACCTCACACCAGACCATCTCGTGCTCTTGTCCGACAATACCTACGCCTGTGCGGGGTCAATCGTTGGGAGAGACAGACGAGATTCTATTATGGGCTCTTACTCCATTGTTAGCGGAGTCCAGCCATTTCACAGGGAAGGTTACCAAGGAGAAGGTACATCGGAGAGTGGAGTACCACTGCACACTATGTGGGGAGTTCAGAACAACTACTGCAAACTACCTTCGCTCTGGAAGCTCTGGCGGAAACTGCCCTTGTCAGTATTCAGAAAAATACAACGACCCTCGGTCGTTCATCCTCTCTCAGAGGTACACAGCTCTTCAGAAAAGATGTACTCCAGGACATCCAACAGCAAAGAATCACGGGGACAGAGGAATCAAGAACCTGTTCATATCTCCAGAGCACTTCAAGAAGTACATGTTGGAGACATTTCCAGACGTGATGGATTACTCAAATCTCTCCGTGGACCGAATCAACAACGATGGTCACTACGAGCCGGGGAATATTCGACTAGCTACACCTCGACAACAAGCAGCGAACACGAGAAGAGCCGCCTTTGTAGAGTACATGGGGCAGCGTGTCCAAGTGTCTCATTTGTGGCATTTAGCGAAGACGGACAATCCCGACTTGGAGTTGCTTCCGGGGACTTTGAGAGACCGAATATCGAAAGGGTGGACGGTGGAGAGGGCATTGTCGCAGCCTCTGATGTACGAATCAGGCAAAAGGTCTACGACATCCTTAATGCCGGACCCCGCAATCGTTTCGCTGTACCGGGGATGATTGTCTCCAACTGCAAGGACACAATCGCAACACTGGCTCTGGCGGAAAGACATATCCGCATGTTCTACCATCCAGACTACTGGCGGCCGGAGTATCTCACTACGGATGAAGAACGTGAATGGCTACGCTTGGGCAGCATTGCAGATGCGGTCGCAATGCCAGCAGTCAAAGCAGCAGCAAGACTCCAAATAAACGGTATGCCCGTTGATACAGCACGGGTAGAGGAAGAGATCAAACGTGAACAGCAAACTTACGATGACGGACTTGCTGCAATGGCAGAGTATTTCACGCCGGAGTTATGGACTGGTCCCAAGAAATCTCCCCGACTTGTCGCACCTACTATCGCTCCCACGAGTAAATGGTTCCTGTCCTGGATGGATGAAGCAGTTCGGCGTGGGGATGCTGCTATCCTCAGCACCACCAAGTGCATCGCCAGAGGAGAGCTAGTTAAGACAGATAAAGGCGATGTACCTATTGAGGACATCACTCTGTCCCACAAGATTTGGGATGGGATTGACTTTTATAGCCACAGTGGGATAGAATCTCAAGGTGAACGATACATCATTACTTATCAAGGACTTACAGCAACCCCAGACCATCCCATCTACACGGACCAGGGAGATACCATCTGCCTTGGAGGGCTTGCCGAGCTATCGAAAGATAATCGAGTTCGGGAGAACTACGAGCGGAGGTCCACGGTATCGAGTAAAGTGTGGCTACTGCGAGAGGTTGGCCTGGGTACGTCCGAGCGAAATACGCAGAGGAAATCAGTTAAACTGCCGCTGTCAAGTAGGAGAGCGCTCTCGCAAGTACACCGACCCACGCTCCGAAGTGTTAGAGAATCGCTATCATGGTCTAGTCACTCGCTGCAAACGAGAAAGTTACTCGCACGTAGAGAACAGATTTCAGTCAGCGGAAGACTTTATTATGTGGAATCTGAAAGAGTTTCCGAATACAGACTTCTCAAAGCTAACTTTGGATCGTATCAACAACGATGGTCACTACGAAAAGGGGAATCTTCGTTGGGTCAACATGCGCGTACAGAACAGCAACAGGCGAAACAATACCCATGCCTGGTACATGGGACAAGATGTCCTAAATCACCATCTCTGGCATCTTATCAAGTACGACAACCCTCAATACGACGTAAATCCACATACCGTACAAACGCGCTTAAGGAATGGATGGGACGTGGAGCGTATCGTATCAACTCCAACAAGAGGGAAGTCTTCGACATACTTAATGCCGGACCCAGAGGTCGTTTCTATGTATCGGGACATCTAGTTCTGAACACTGGAGCTCCTCAGTTCGACCGACACTACTTTGGAAAGATGGAAGCTAGAGGCTATAAAGTCTCTGAGTATGTCATGCCCCCTCGTCGTGCCAGTAAAAACCTTGAGTACCTTAATTCAATCAGAAAGTCAGAAGTAAACGGCTATGTTCATCCAAGTTATCGAGCTGGAACACTAAATACTGGCCGCTGGAGTGCTTGCCTAGCCCCTGACTCTCTGATTGAAATGCCGCGTGACATGGTTAAATATCCTAACGGTGTACCTATGTCAGAGGTAAAGGCAGGAGACTGGGTATACAGCTATGACCATCACATGCAGCTTGTATTAAAGCAAGTAGAGTGGTGTGGACCTACAAAAATAGCTGAGACTGTATACGTTGATTACGAGTCGTCGGACGGCACCAAAGGAACACTACAATGTACCCCTGACCACTTAATTAGGTTATACAACGGCTCCTGGGAACACGCAGAGTATTTGATGCGTGATTTCGGTAGAGGGGACAAAGCTAGACCGCCTCGATTATTAGCGATGGTGCGCCGCCATGAGAGAGGCTCACGCACCAGACCCAATGATACCTACTCAGCTATCTTTGCTAACAGCAATGCCAGAGTAGGAGGTCACCGTGGGGGAAGACGCAATGGCTCCTGCGCCGGTGGACGCTCCTTAGAGCATCGTTGGATTATGGACCAAATACTGACACAGACAACGGGCAAAGGGCTATCTAATAAGTTTGATGTTAACCACATTGACGGTAACAAGTGGAATAATCATCCAAGCAACTTGGAGTACCTCAGCCCTGCTTATCATAGGTCAAAGGAAGTTAAAGACCGCACTCCTTTATGGGGGGCTATGCAAGCACCTAGCCCTCTTTATGAAGGATTAACAGATTACCGAGTAACAGCAGTAAGAAAGGGTCCGGTGATAGAGGTATGGGACATGCGCATACCAGATACTCACCAGTTCATAGCTAATGGAATTACAGTTCATAACTCTACACCTAATCCTCAGCAGTGGGCCAAACACATCAAGCCCAACATCATTGCTCCCAAGGGATACGTCCTCGCAGACTTTGACTTCTCCCAAATCGAACTTAGAGTGTTGTCAGAAGTTGCCGACGTTCCATCTATGCGCGAGGCATACATTCGTGGAGAAGATTTACACCGTCTCACCGCATCGCTGGTTGCAAAAGTTCCCCTCGACCAGGTAACGAAAGAGCAGCGTCAAAATGCGAAGGCCTCAAATTTTGGGCTTTCTTTCAATCAGAAACCAGCCTCCTTTAGGGAGTATGCTGAAAACAATTATGGAGTCATACTAACGATAGAAGAGGCACATGAAACATACAATGACTGGTTCAGAGCGTACCCTGAGGTCCATGATTGGCACCAAGACGTTGAACGTCGCCTGTACCGTGATTCTCAAATCACTTCGATTACTGGAAGGATTAGAAGATTCCCTAGACCGTGGGGAGAAAATGTTAACGCTGCGATTAATTTCGGCGTACAATCAGTGGCTGGAGACCTCATGCAACTGGTTCTCGCGCAACTTACCTCCTCTAGTGATCCTAGAAACGAAGGAATTACTCCGATCACGACCGTGCATGACTCCATCGTCCTGCTCCTGGACGAGAACACTTGGGAATCACATGCACAATATATTTCTGACGTAATGACCAAGGACGCACCAGACAAACTAGCAGACTTGATAGGTAGACCATTAAGAGTACCAATTGGTATTGACTACGACATCAGCACTCGCTGGGGTGTTGTGGACATCTACACTACCGAAGACGGAATAGGTTGGATAAAATAATGGAACAGTTGATAGTTATTGCATTGCTGGTGCCTGTACTGGCACTTACATTTATGATTGGTTACTGCACGGCTATGGAGTACGGGAGTGAGAAATGGCGAATCCGCTAGACACGATGGAGCTTGTGCGCAAGCAACGCCTAGCTGGACGCTCCTGGGAGGACATTGCCGAGGAGATGTATGGTGACCTAGGTCAGGGCTTAGAAATGAGCCAGCGTCTACAGCAAGAGTACGCACAGTACCTAGAGCGTCATTACGATCAATCCTCCAGACAGTCCAAGATTGCTCAGGAAGTAGCCCGCCTGGATGCCATGCACGCTGCGCTATGGGATAAAGCCATGGATGGAGATGTACCTGCCATTAACTCAGTCCTGAACATCTCCAAGCAACGTGCTAAAATCACAGGGATAGACTTACCCGACCCGACCGACAAGACCGTGACTGCTCAAGTGCTAGTAATTGGCAATGACCAAGCTGAGTTCATGGCTGCCTTGAAGGCTGGGAGAGAATCCAAACAGATTGAGGCATGATGAGTAATACAGCACAGGCAAATATCGTAGTTGCCCAGGGGGAGGATTTCGCTTTTCAGATCCTGTGGGTAGATAGTAATGGTAATCCTTACCGTATTAAATCACCTAGCCGTATGGTAGTTAAGACCAATAAAGGTATTGAAATACTTAAAGCAGAGTCTGATGTTCCCTCAGAGCTTCAGCCTGATAGAGCCTCTCTGGTATACAGCACCTCTTCAGGAATCTTACAGCTACATATTCCACATAATGTGACTAGTGAGCTACCTCCAGGGAAATATTTCTATGACATTGTAGTTACTTATGATGCTGAACTACCTTTAGAAACTACTCTTGGCCTCCACAGAGGTGACCGACAGGCTAAACTTGTTGCGGGGTTCTTAACAGTTGCGCCTACCCTAACAACATTAGAGGATTAACATGAGCTCAGTAGTAACACGCTTTGGCAATGGAGACACCATACAGATTAGCTCCGGGTACTTAAAGGGCCTTGGGCTCAAAGGCGACCCGGGTGAAGTAGGCCCTAGAGGTCCGAGAGGTAGAGACGGTCGCAGAGGTGTAGCTGGTCCAGTTGGCCAGGTTAAAGAGCACTCAGCATACTTCTCTATCGGTAAAGCCATTGAAGTAACAGGCTCACTGTCTGCAGGTGTAAATAATTTCACTGGGCCGTGGGAAGCCGTACCATTCACTGAGGTACTGCACAACGATGGCGTACTTAGCCGTGAAGGAACTGCTGCTAAGTTCTACCTGCAAGCTGGCTTCTATATGGTGACCACATCAATCATCATGTCATCTGCCCCCTACACTGCACCAGCACTAGGCCGTAGAGGCATCCGTATACTGGTCGAAGGCAAGCAAGTAGCAGGTGACTCTGATGCTCTTGCGGTGGGAGACACTTCATTACTTACAGCATCCACGATGGTAAAGGCTGATGGAGACCATGTACTCGTGTCAGTAGAGGCACAGACAGATTCAGATGAAGGTGACCACATTGTAGGTGGCACATTGACTATCTCCCGCATTGGACCAGGTGCCCCAGGTAGAGCAGGTCGCGACGGCCGCAACGGTGCTGATGGTGTACCAGGCTCTGATGGTCTCAGTGGTCTCACCATCCGTACAGAGATTAACCACGACGACGAGTAGGACAAACAATGGAACGTTTACCCCAGTTATCAGACCCATATAAGATTTCACAACTGGACGAGTATTTATACTCTCTGACTAATGCACTTGAGCGCCGTATTGTTGCCAAGTTCGCTGATCGTGTTGAGTTTGAGTTAAATAAAGATGAAGTTGATGACTACACTCTAGTTATTCTTGAAAATGATTATGAAATTGGAGTCAAACTAAACGGTGACTACAGTGTCATCTATTCCTATAATGGAACCTCAGGGCAAGTATGGAGAACAGGAACAGCAGATCCTAATACTTTGTCTTATCTAAACGATGTAGAGAATGGTTCAATCTACGTCCAGCTTGACTAAGGAGTACCTATGACACTGTGGATTAAAAGATCAACAGGCTGGGTAGTCCCCAAGAGAGTGTTTCAGAAACAGCCTGTAACAGCATTAACCCCACACGAGACTAATGGCGTGTGGTTAAATGCTCCCAATCTGTGGTTAAAACTAGACGGCACCTGGATACTCATTCATAAGAGTGAGCCAGTGCCAGTAGTAGTGCTGCCACCGTTGACTGTGAAGATTGTTACAGGTACACGCAATCAAGTATTAGTATCTACAGATTCATTCGTGTACCGTAAAGCTGGAGATACTAAGTGGATTCAATCTCAAACAAATACTCTGACATTAGCTCTTGGTACTCAGTATGAGTTTGCTTATGATGCTAAATCAGATATTGTTAAGCTAACCACATTGACATTAGCTCAAGCACCTCAAGATTGGGTAGCTTACACAACACTGGTGCCGCCACACAGATTAGCTAGCTTTGATCTTGTGTCCAAGAGCCAGGTTTATCCAGTACGTAGAGCCGACCTAACCACACGCCCAGAAAAAGGCAATTTAGACTGGGTAAGCACACCTCTGAATACGTTCACAGGCTGGCCGGTATTCCAAGGTACAACACCAACAGCTATGTTCTTATCCAAGCTGGACTACACGCGAGGCTTACAGACTATTCTCAAAGCAGCAGAGTCAACAGATAACATCCGCTCAGCTACTCTCACCCTACGTAAAACACCTGAGAATACTAGCTATCCACGCCCAGAGACAGTGACAGTAGCACCAAAGATTAGGCTGTTCGCAGCTACCAACCTAGTTGCTGCAACAGCTGAGCTCAAAGACTTAAAGCTAGATACTCTGCAAGAAGCCACAGTAGGTACTTTCACCACTGGAGGTAAAGTACAGCTATCAGCAGGCATCCTCAAAGCGCTCCTAAAAGGAGATAGTTCACTAGCATTCTGTGATGTTGGTCGTGTAGACGTACCAGCAGCAGAGAATAACACCAGCTGGCAAGCACTATCTCCACAAGAAATGGCCTATCAGTTCTCATTCACCGTACCTGGTGTTATTAATGGCATGAAGAAAGAAGAAGGACTAGCTACTAACAACACATCCTCTGGATACCTTGAAGTCTCCTGGTGGGGACCTGCCGATGCTAATATCTCCAGCCCGATCCTGCTTGAGAAAACAGTGTTCGATCAAATTAAAGATATGTACGAGGCTCTGGTTGAGAAACTAGTAACAACCAAGACAGCCCTACTAGCTAGAACTACTACAATCACCAGTGTGCTAGCCAAAGCCACTGCCGGTGATATAGCGGACCTTAAAGATACATCCTGGACATCCTGGTGGAGTATCAACTTAACAGCCAATCTAGTCAGACTTATTGAGGAAACAACCAAAGAAGTTGAAGACAAACTGAAAGCAGCTAGTGACCTCACAGAGAAATCTTACGCTGCTGGCAAACTAGCCGACAACCGTGCAGATGCTCAGCACTTGAGGGCTATTCTTCAGACTCTCACTAAGATACTCAAGTGGCTTGATGAAGCTTATCTACAGTCTCAGAAGATTGAAGACTTAACAGAAGATATAGTAGTTGACTGGTACAGCTATGCAAATGCTCTGTATCCAGCCCAGCAGCTGGTAGACACCCGTAAGAAGATTGAAGCTAAGCAAGAAGAGATTACAGCTAAGCAAGGTGAGATTGAGACCCTCTTACAAATCATTGAAGACGCTAAGAATGCTCTAACTGCTGATGCAGACTTGGTAAATGATAAGTATATAGCTATGCTCAATGCGCAAGCAATATACCTAGCACAGCCTACAAATGATACGCTCAAAGATGCCTATGAAACTGCTCAAAAGAATTACAACAATCAAAAGGGCATTTATGACGGGCGTATAGCTCTCATTGAGACAAGCTACAAGAAGCAAAAAGACACGCTCAATGCTGAACTAACTAAACTCAATACAGAGCTATCCAAGCTGCGTAAGACTGAGACTAAACAGCTCAAGGACCTTGAAGATACTATTAAGGCTAAGCTAGCTACATACCTTACACAGATCACTGATTGGCTCAAATTACCAAATTAGTGGTATCCTGCTCACTATGAGCCAGGAAGTAAGACTAATTAGACCACCCCGGAATGACGACGAGCTACACGCGCTTGTTGAGCATCTCTGGGGTGTTCGCATACCCAGAACAATTCACCCAGACTGTGTAGATAAAGGCCACTGTGCGCCCTTCGATTGGTTCTCAGATGCCTTCTTCGGTAGAGTGCCTCGAGCTATTTCTATGGGCTCACGCGGATTATCTGGTAAAACCTTCGCTATGGCTACTCTAGGGCTTACAGCAGCTGTTGTACTAGGTGCCAACGTGCTAATTGCTGCTGGTTCAACATCTCAAACCAAGCAATCTATCAAACACATGCAGAAGTTCTGGTCTCATCCTAACGCACCGTCATACATGCTGAAAGACGATCTCGCCTCCGAGATGAGATTAACAAACGGAGCTATCATAACATCAGTTACTAGTTCTGAGCGTGGCTTGCGTTCTGCTCACCCGCAGTGGCTACTACTTGATGAGATTGATGAGTGGGGACAAGGCCGGGGTGATGAGGGTTTTACGCTCTTAGAGTCCGCTCAGGGTATGCCCATGGATGACCCAAACTGGCTTGGAGTGAAAATTCCTGCTCAAGTAGCTGCTACAAGTACATTACAGCGCGTAGATGGACCATTCAGGCGCCTTATTGACCAGATGGAAGATCAGGACGAGAAGTTATATTCATGGTGCTACAAAGAGAGTTCTTTAGAGAACGATGGCTGGCTCAGCGAAGATCTGATTGAAAAGAAGCGCTCAACGCTATCTAAAGACCGTTGGGAACGTGAGTATGAGCTTAATGAGGTCTCTGCTGACCACTTAGCAATAGACTCAGAGGCTGTAGAGAAGATGTTCAAGGACTCTGAGGGTAATACTATCCATGTTACAGACCATGATGTAGTCAAGAAGCAAGGTAAGAAGCATGAAGAGTACTTCTTTGAGAGCTATTCGCGGAATGAAGACTATGTCATTAGCGCTGACTGGGCTAGAGTGAAAGACTTCAGCGTTATTAATGTCTGGAAAATGAGTGATACACCCTGTGAATTAGTCTATTACTGCAGAATGCGTGATGTAGACTGGCCAGACCAAGTCAAGAAGTTCAATGAGATACGCTCAATGTATGGAGACTGTGCTGCTGTGCATGATGCAACAGGTATTGGAGATGTTATAGGACAGTTCTTTGAGGGGCAGTACAACATTATTCACTTCAAAATGGCCGGTGAGAAGAGATCAAAGATGCTGAACAACTTTATTGTTGCAGTAGAGCAAGGAAAGCTCAGAGCACCTAAGATAGACTCACTTTATAGGAGCTTGAGATATACCACGCACGATGATGTGTTCTCTAGTGGTGATAAATACCACCTGCCTGATGAGTTCTGTGCTGCTGGGCTGGCTTGGTGGGAGATGAATCGCAAGTTCCCAGCGGCACTGGTAGTAGGTCTACCTAAGGTAGAATCTACTTACATCGAGAAAGGCTTGGCCCAGAACAAGATGCCCACTGACAAGATGCACAAGCACAAAGCTGAGGTAGATGAGCACGACCATTGGGACCTATTGGGCGGGTATAGTAGTTCTGGTTACTCTTCAATGAGCTTAGAGAGGTTTTAGTTATGTCATCAACTTTAGAACCAGCAGGTGTAGTAAGTACCTGTAGTGGGAATATTCCGTGTATGCGCCATCCTTCTGTCTGCACATGCCACGATAAAACGATCACTTACAAAGGCGAGCAAGGCGACAAAGGACCTGTTGGAGACCAAGGACCTAAAGGCGATCGTGGTCTGCAGGGCCCACGCGGAGACAAAGGTGATAAAGGTGATAAAGGGGATAAGGGAGATAAAGGAGACAAAGGCGAACAAGGCGATCGTGGCTTTAAGGGTGAAGTAGGTAATAAAGGCCCTACAGGTGACCAAGGCCCTGTCGGTGAAAAAGGACCACAAGGAGAAATGGGTCTAAAAGGTCCAGTAGGTGAACGTGGGCCGACAGGTGACAAAGGACTAACAGGGGATACGGGCCCTCAAGGACCGATTGGAGATAAAGGTCCTACAGGCGACAAAGGTCCAACTGGCGATGGCACAGGCAATGCTGGAACGGCAGATAAGCTTACAAACGGACGCACTATTTCTGTAAACCTGGGCGGTACAGCTACAAGCCCTGTATTCGATGGTACACAGAACATCAATATCGTCGCCGGTGGAGTATTAGATAGTTCCAAACTTCCTGATATAGCTAGAACAAATGCATCTTCTTCACAGACAGCTAGAACATTCCCCGTAGTAGCTAGTGTCGCATCAGATAGTAAAGGTAGAGTAACGGGTGTAGTTACAGACACCATTACTGTACTAGGAGATAGCACACCTACGCTAGGTTCACTAATACAGCGGGATAATGACGGACGTGCTGAGATACAGAATCCAGTAAATAGTTTAGAAATCGCTAATAAGCAGTACGTGGACGGACAGCTCACGTCATACAACGGAATCAAGGTACCTGCAGCCGAGACATTCTCTAGAGGTACATTCAACCCAAACTTTGGCGTTGCTACATTAGATGCTACCGGTAAAGTACCTTCTGAACAGCTTCCAAGCTATGTAGATGATGTATTAGAGTTCGCAACAAGGCCAGCATTCCCTACTACAGGTGAACCAGACAAGATTTACGTAGCTGTAGACACTAATGCCATGTGGCGATGGTCTGGTAGCACGTATGTTCAGCTAACGTCTAATGCAAATGGAATTATCCCCATTGTTCAGGGCGGTACAGGGCAGACTACACAAGCATCGGCTATACAAGCATTACTAGCTAATAGAACTCTGGCTGTAAATGACAATGCAACAGGAAATATCCCAGATACTGGAGGTAGTCTTAATATCCCGCTCACAGTGAATCTTGCTACAGCCACTAACTCGTCCACGCAGGCAGGCAGTACAGCCCGGACATTGCGTGGCGTGTTGCAAATATTCGCGAACAACATAGCACAGTTGTTCACAACCATGGCAACTAAGCTGGATGCTACAGCCAACGCTGTGTCAGCATCTAAGCTCTTTACAGCTAGAAGACTTAGAGTAGACTTGAATAATAACTACTCTGATACTTACTTTGATGGTACGGATGATGTAATGTACATGCAGGTTGCAGGCATACTGCCTGTGTCTAGTGGCGGCACAGGTAAGACTACAGCCACATCTGGCGCTATCCTATATGGTAACGGCACATCAGCGCTTAATGAGCTTGCTCAGGTAGCCGGTGATGGCACTAGACGACGGTTCGTGGCTTCTCCCAGCGGGACTGGGGCAGGCGCTCCTAGTTATCAGTATCTGACCAATAATGACCTGCCAATCAAGATATTTGTGACAGCTAATGCAACTGCTCCCTCTTATTCAGGTGCAGCTCTCTCAGCTATCTGGATTCAACCAGCGTAAAGCGGGGGTAGATAATGGTATTAAATACGGCTGCATTATCGGGCAGCTTCACAAGGCCTCAGGTTACTATTACCTCTGAGGGTTACCAAACAGGTTCCGGTGGCACAGACGGCTCGTGGCCATGTACTTCAACCTTAAGTATGACCTCAGGAGCTTTATCACTCTCAGGGAGCGGTTCTTCAGAATGGTTCTGGAATCGTGTAAATAATGCCGCTATTACAAATGGTATCGGACTGGATAGTATCTTCCAAGGTGACCATCATCCCACGACTTACCCAACAAGTTGGTCTCAAGGAGCTGTGTCAGATACACGCACTATCGCGGCTAATACCACAACAGGCACCACTATTTACTATTCCAGGGGGGTTAAAGGCGGCAATGGAACATTTACGTATAATGCCTCTAACGTCTCCTGGACTAGAACACCTACATCCAATGCAGGTAGAACAGGCACAGTTACTGCTATAACTCAAACTTCTTACACCTTAACTACGAATGCAATCCCCTCAGGGTGGACTAACGTATTCGGTCACGGCACTACTGCAGCTAACGTAGCAGAGACACAGAGTAGTACAACAGTGACTGCGTTTTCTACAGGCGGTCTTAGCGCTAACACCACTTACTACTGGGCTATACAGATTTACAGAAGCGGCGCCAGGACTGTACCAGTTACAGGCTCAGTATTGACTCTTCCTAACGCCCCCACCGGAGGTAGTCTGGATACTCCAACCTCTTCTGGGTTTAGGATGTATGCCACAGCAGGCACCGGGGGCTGTGCTAGTTTTGATTACTATGTTTCTACATCTAACACAGCACCGACAGCAGCCACAGGAGCTACGGTTAACGGGGCTTCTGGGTATACCTGGACAGGCGGTACTGGCAATACCCTCTACTACGTCTGGGTAAGAGCTAGGAATGCTTCCGGAGTGAGTGAATGGATTTCCATAGGCTCACTGAGAACTGTTCCAAACGCGTCAGTAGCTCCGACCATCAATAACATCGGCGTAACACAGTTCGATGTCTCAGTACCTGCAGTAGCAAACATCACTAGGTATGAGTTCTATGTGAGCGCATCATCTACAGCACCTGCTAATGGGTCAAGTGGTGTTACAGTATCTACGACTACAGGTGGAGCAGCTCTCACAGTCACTGGCTTAAATCCCGGGACGATGTATTATGTGTGGGCCCGGTATGTCAATGAGTCAGGTACAGGTGCATGGTCATCGGTGTCTAGTGCTAGGACACTTTACGGGGGCGCTAGTTTATGGAACGGTTCCACCTGGGTAACAGGCAAGGTCCATTACTGGAATGGATCCACTTGGGCTATAGGACAAATTAAGTTCTGGAATGGTTCCGCCTGGGTACAAGGTAAATAATGCTAAACTAGAGACAACAAACTCCCCTACCCGCGACACACAAATCCGACAAGGCGCGCGGCGATAGGGGGTTTTCACACGTGCTATGCTTTTGGGTATGTTAGATGAGATCAAAAAGAACCGCTCCAAGAATGCTCAGAGTATGCTAAGGCAGCTTAAAGAGACTGGAAGTGTATCTAAGCTATTCCCTGTTGTGGACTACCCTATAGACGGTTACCACGCCAACAAAGCAGGAATGAAGAGAACCGCCAACTGGTCCGACTTCAATACTGCAGCTGACCAATACGACCTGGGTAAAGTTAGAAGACTTTTTGAGTACCCGGGACACAGTAAAAAGACTAGAGATACTGTGCTAGCTGATGGTGAAGATGCCCCAGACGCCGCATTTTTCCCTAAAGAGTTTGCGTTTAGCTCGATGGATAGATACCCATACAGACGCAACGTAGCCCCTGCCGTTGGCGCTGGTGTAGGCCTAGCCGGAGGCGCTGCTATCTCGCATGCGCTTAAGGGACATAGTAAAGGTAAAAAAATCGCAGGAGCCGCGCTACTTGGGTTAGGAGCTGCTGGACTGGGAGCCATGCGCTGGCAGGACGACCGACAGAACTTCCACATGAAAAACCAGTATGTTGGAGAGGCTATAGCAGATGGTGAAATATCTGATGAGGCTGTAGCTCAAGCATGGGATAAGGCTAAAGTAGCTGAGATGGCTCATGTACCTACTAAAGGTCAGAGTAAGAAGATTCTTAATGAGTTAGCACCTCAGATGAAAAAACCATATAGACCTTACATCTGCGCTACAGGCACTGTAGGCAATCACTCTGCGGGGGCTGCTTTAGGTGCAGGTGCAGCTCTACTTAGTTCAGGTCACCTAGAAGACAGAGCAAAGAAAAAGAAGAAGGGTACAGTAATTTCTAAGGCCTCCTTACTATCAGGTAGTTTTCGTAAGTAACTAAGCATGTTAAACTTACTCAGTAACCTGCCAGGAGAAGGATTGACATGCTTGAAACGAAAAATGAGATTATTGCTAGTGTCGAAGATGACGACAAAGCAGTAGTAGAGAATGCTCTTAAAGCAGATTGGAACGATATCAACGCCTTCTCAGAGTTAGGTCGTACAGGCGTACGACGCAACTCCGGTATTATTGATGAAGAGTTCTTACCCACGCTCAAGGGCCGCAAAGCTGTCAAAATCTACCGTGAGATGGCAGCCAATGACCATGTAATTGGTTCACTGCTGTTCACAATCACCAACCTGCTCAGAAGCGTAGAGTGGAGCGTAGAGGCTGCTGACACCTCAGAGGAACAAGCACAGGCCAAGGAGTTCATTGAACAATGTATGCAGGATATGGAGCACTCCTGGGGTGAGCTTATCTCTGACATCTTGACGTGCCTCATCTACGGCTGGTCATTCTTCGAGATTACATACAAGAAGCGCGCAGGTATCTGGGAAAAGGGGCCAAACAAGTCCAAGCATAATGACGGAATGATCGGCTGGCGCAAAATCCAGCTGCGTTCACAAGAGACCCTCCACCGCTGGGTGTTCAATGACGTTGGAGACTGCATGGGCATGATTCAGCTTGCACCTCCAAAGTACAAGCAAGTGATGATTCCAATGTCCAAAGGATTGCTATTCAGGTACGGTTCCAACAAAAACAGCCCTGAGGGCGTGTCAATGCTCCGTAACTTGTACCCCCTGCACTACTCCCGCAAGCGTTTGATGGAGTTTGTGCTGATTGGTGTTGAGCGTGACCTCGCTGGTCTTCCTATCTCGCGTGTACCTATGTCCTGGATGACAGCCGCGCCGGGTACTAAAGACAAAAAAGCCTATGATGCAGTCCGTAAGATGACCCAGAACGTGCGCCGTGACGAACATGATGGTCTGGTTATTCCCGCGCTGTACGACCCTGAGACAAAACAACCGCTAATTGACTTTGAGTTACTCAACGCTGGCGGTGGAAAGCAATTTGATGCTGTTGGATTACTGGACAAGATTGAAAATGCTATGCTCTCGGCTGTCCTGGCTGACTTTATTCGGCTCGGACAAGATGGCGTTGGCTCTTATTCTATGCACATTTCGAAGACAGGTATCTTCAGACAAGCTCTGAGCTCACTGGCTGATGATATCGCTGATGTGTTCAACCGTCAAGCTATCCCTCAACTGCTTGAACTGAACGGTATGACCCTTGAACAGTTACCTCAAATCCGCCCAGAGGCTGTAGACCCACCTAACCTAGGTGAACTTACTCAATTTATGACTGGAATGGCTCAGATGGGCATGGAGTGGTTCCCTGATGCTGACCTTGAGACATATCTCCGTCAGATTGCGCATCTCCCAGAACAGCCTGAAGATGTTATCGAGCTGCGTCGTGATATGTCTGACATGCACAACCAGACCTCGCACGGTATGACAGCCGCTGAGTACCAGAACACCCAGCAAATGCACGCACACATGCAGTCTGGTATGTCTATGGAGCAGGCTCAACAGCACATGCAACTCCCAGAGGAGCAGATGACTGAGCGCCAGGTAATGAACCAGAGCGAACTTCAACGCGCCCAGCAGAATGTCCAGATGGAAGGCATGATGGAGCAGCACGAGGGTCAAATGCAACAGCAGCAGGAGCAAATGCAAATGGCTCAGCAACAGCAAGAGCAACAGATGATGCACGAGCAAGAGAAGATGCAGATGCAGCAGATGAACGACGAGTACAAAGCTCAGAATCAACAAGCCATGCAAGATATGAAGCTTGAGCACGCCAACCAGTCTCATCAGCAATCCCTGTACCATGCTGAAGAGCGGCAAGCAATGAAGCAGCAAGAGGAAGAACTTAAGTCCTACTTCGAGTACGAGGACATGGACCGAGAACAGCAAAAAGCACTCCTACAGCAATACCTGACCGACTTAGAATTAGAGCAAGACAGTCAGAAAATGCAGATGGAGCAGCAGAAGGCTCAACAAGACCATGATATCTCCGTAGGACAGATGTACATGGATGAGCGTAAGATGCTGTTTGAGGACCAGAAGGCTGACAAAGAATTAGAGCGCGAAAAGAAGAAACTCTTCCTGCAGCGCCAGCAACATAAGAACCAGACAGAGGCACACAACTCCAAGGTTGAACTAACCCGCGCTAAGGAGAAGGAAGCCGCCCGTGCAGCTAAGCACAAAGAGAAGCAGGCGACACTAAACCCAAAAGGTGAGCCCGTCAGTAAAATGGCGGGGGCATTAGCTTTAGGCGCTGCCGGACTATACGGAGCAGATATAGTGGCTGCACGCAGGTTCAAAAAGAAGACTGAAGATCCTGAGTACGCTAGAAGCATTTCTGAGAAATGGAATGCCGAAGCAGATACATACTCAGACCTATCTAAGAACCCAGCACATATTTCTATGGGTCTTCATCACTTGAAACAAGCTGACAGAGCCGCGCTGGAGTACACACTAGACTCTAAACACTTTTTCAACCAAAACAGGGATGACAGGGGAAGATTTGCTAGTAGTATTGATTCTATAAATCCTGTAGCTCTACGCTCTAAGGGGTTAAACAATATAGCTCTAAATTCATCTAAAGTTAACAAACCTTTATACAGAGGTATGGCAATTCCTAAAGGAAGTAAGTTTGAACATAGACCTGAAGCTATGAGCACTAGCCCTCTCAAAGAGTTAGCTGTCTCATACGCTGTATCTCCCGGAGGCCGTGGACGGGGTCTAGATTTAGCTGAAACTACTCCTTCCTTACTAAACATTAAGGAAGGCGCTCATGCTACGTTTTTACCAGGAGCACGCAGAGGTCAGCCAGAATATTTAGTAAAGCCGGGTCTAATTACTAGTACAGCTAGATATGATAAGCCCTTAGGGAAGCGTAAGAAGAGACTGTCTGGTGACTTGGAAGACACAAGTTCTGGTAATCTTATCTATGTAAAACCCAGGAATGAGGATTAAATGACTAGATACGTGATTGTGAGCAAGGCTGGCCTGTCTCAAGGACCGTCATTCTCGATACCTACAGCTCCTCAAGGAGGTATGAGTGAGCTTAAACCTATACAAACTCCTCAAACACCTCAACAGACCTTATCGGCTACTTCGCGTATATCCAACATACCCAGCCGCATGAGCGCAGGTTTGAGGAATGTAGGTTCTCGTCTTAGCCCATTAAACCGTATACCTCAATCCCCTGCAGCTCACCCCTCCCCGGTAGGACGCTCTATCTCTACTGCACCTACTGGATTTACAGGCCGCGGGGCAGTAGGTAACGGGAACCCATCAGCTCTCCCTACAGAAGGCCCTTCAAAAACCTACGGTGTATTAGGTAATGGTGCCTTGGTGCGTAACTTAGGAGGAGCTCCTAACCGCAATCAACTACCTGTATCACGCCCTGGAGGAAACAGAGACGCTACTAACTTAGGGATTGAAAACTCAATCGGGTATACCCTAGGAGATACTGCCCAAGTTAACCCAGCCTTCAGCGGTGGAGGTATGCGCCGACCCTCCTTCCCTCAAGCCTCCGTAAATCGTCGTCAATCAATGCTTGCCCGTAATCATTCAGAAGGTCTCGAAGACTCAATGACTGAAGGAGCCGTAGCACCAGGAAAGTACGACAAAGTCCATGAAGAGATTGCAGATGCTCCTGCGTGGACTCCTCCAGCGGACCGTGAGGTAGAAAGAGAGGAGTATGACTACCCACGTAGGGAGAGGCACTTTGAGGAGATTCCTGATGCCCCTCAACACACAAGCAGTGAACCCGCAAGTGCGCCTACAGACCTAGCTACCGAAGTAGCTACAGGGGAAGGCCCTGTACTTGATCCTCGAGAAGAAGCTCCCTCCCCGCGGTTGTCCAGACTTCAAAGGTTTGAACGAGGAGCTATGGAGGGTTTGGGCTCTGTGGCACGTATGAGGAATGAGTTAGACAAGTTCCGAGGAGTTGACAGGGCTGCTTTACAGGCTCAAAGAAACAGCACAACCCCTAGCGCAGATTCAGAAGTCTCTGAGGGACAAAGGCGCATGCCTGGTAGTCCGGGAGCTAGGGCTGGACTTAACTGGAAAGGGACGGCTGCCTTAGGGGCCGGAGCAGCCGCTGGCGGCTACTTACTTAGTGAGCATCAGCGCAAGAAGCGTAAGCTGGATGAAAAAGCAATGCTCATGGACCGCCTTATGGGGTAAACTAAAGGTCATCTATGCTTCCAGGAGGAATAAATGACCTACGTTGACAAAATCGCTAAAATGGCAGAGGACTCAGGCTATCCTGAGTTCTTTGCCTATGAGCTTGCTGAAGATGTATTTGAGCAGGACATAATCAACAATGCAAGAGTTGTTAAGTCCTTACTTAACTCAACACACCAAATCTTAGTCGACCGTGCAGAGAAAGCTCACGCCCGCGGGGTAATCTCAAAAGAGTACCTAGAAGATACTCTTGAGGTTATTGAAAAGGCTTCACTTAATTTCAACGTAGAGATTAACGGGAAAGCTAAACCCTTCAACGGAAACCCTCGCGAATATAACAGAGACTCAGCAGGTAGGTTCGCCACAGTAAACACCCTAGCTAACGCTATTGGAGATACGAAAACAGGTGCTGTTCCTTTTGCACAGGCGTGGCAGCAGGCCGGAAGAGGCTCTGTGTATGGTTCAGCTACCTCGCAGCGGCTTGCTGCAGGTGGGGCAGCGCTAAAGACTATTGGAGCAGCTTCGGGCCGTCCTGGAGTTACAGCCGCCGGGGCTATCTCAGAGTACGTAGGCCAGTTTGGGTCTGAGGCAGCTAAAGCATTCGGCCCATCTATCAAGCGTTTACAGTACCGTTATTCCGGTACCGAACGTATCCCGAGCGCTGACTTAAAGAGAGCTGTAGCCACGGAGGGTATAGACCCTAAGCAAGCTGCTCAAGAATATCTAAAGAGACGCTTACCTAGCATGAAACTGGCCGAGCTACAGCGTGAGTCTGGTCGCACCGCTCCATCTGAGGGTGTAATGCTAACCAAAGACGGAAAAGTAGCTCACCAGGCAGTAGGCAGGGCAGATGACCACTACCTACCTTTCAACTTGAAGAACCTCAAAGAACTAAAAGGTGGCTCTTATGTACGCACGCGTGAGTCTGGAGGTTTGACAGGGGAGGACATCCACGTAGGTGTGGCTGCGGGCGCAAAAGAAGTAACTGTGGTATCCCACTCAGGTGAGTTCACTCTGAAGTTCAGCCCTGAGTTCGTCGGCTCTGACCGACACACTAAAGATGCTCGCACTATGACATCCATGTATCAGAGCCTGTTGACCACCCTCCACGGTGAAAGACTAGACCGGGAGTCTGTTCCGGACGGTGTTAAAGGAGAACTACGAGCTGAAGTTGAGTCAGACATGCCCTCTCACCTGTACTCACCTAAAGAGATAGACGAGGCTTATGAAGCTAAGCTCAAAGAGTACAAGAATAGCCCCGCACTAACTAAAGGCCAGGTAGCGGCAATCGAGAACCACGTGAAGTCAGACATGGCCTCACGTAAAGATGCACCTGAGGAAGGCTCTGAGCAGTACAAACGCGAGTTCGCTGCCCAAAAGATGCGCCACATGGAGCAGGCTAAAGAAGACAAACTCTCCCGCAAGCTACGCTTGGACGGAGACGGGTACGCGACCGCTTTGCAGGCTCTCCAAGAGCAATTCCCTTACTACATCGAGGATGTCACATACAAGACCCGCACCAAGGCTACCGACGAGAGCAACAAGAACGAAGACGGAAAGAGCAAAGAGATGAATGACTCTGACCGCGATCTGAAGACTGGTTTCAAAGGCTCCATGACCGAGTACAGAGAAACCGAACGCAACAGGGCTAAGGGCGACCCGAACTACAAAGGCGGTCAAAAAGATGCAGGGCATCTGGAGTCTGGACAAGTGGACATTAAGACAAAGAATGACCCCCACGCCTACGAGGGAGATAAAGCCCTAGGAGCCGAGTCAAGTAAGCCAGAAACAACGCCCCAGGAAGAGAAGAAAGAGAAAGCTCCAACAGCTAGTACAGGCCCGGCCACTACGCAACGCCTCCAAGCAGATGCTCAGCATAAGCTTCGCCAAGCCCAAGTAAAGGCTATTGACAGCCTACCTTTCGGGGCACTTAACGCCGCCATGAAAGGCAACACTGAGGCAGCTACTAAGTACCCAGCGCTACACGCCTTGACACAAGACAACTCACCCGAAGGGATCAACACAGTCTTGCAGAAGCACGGTATGGACCAAGTTCACCGCGAGCTTGAGCAACTACGCAAGAACACTCAAGGTATTCCAGGTAACGAGGCAGGTACTCAAGCGCTTACTACTGCGGCATCTGCTATTAAAGGCTTGTCTATCTCCTCTGCTGGCTACGACGCAGCTAAGCACACCGAAGGCGCCTCTAGCTTCAGCGACCACGCAGGACTGGAAGTAAACCACGAACTGCGGGCAGACAAGATGAAGAAGTATGCTGAACAAGCTAAACCTTTGCTAGAGCATCCGGACGTAAACGGCGACAGAAACGCTGCCCATGAGTACGCGCGAAACCCTAAACAAGGGGGATTGAATCCAGACACCGCTAAGAGAGCGGCGGAGGCACTAGCAAGGCTAGAGCATTTGGAAGCAATCGAGCGAGTACATGGCGGTGGTTCCCCAAAAGCACAGGCCCCGTCAACAAGCGGGGCGGCAAGCGATTCACCGTCCGGAAAGCTGACAGTAGTCTCGACACCTTCCTCGAAGCCCTCGGAGGTTAAGAATGAAGCGCAGTCAAGCACTAGAAGATCTAATGACAACGCTGCTAACACTAAAGGCACTGGAACCGGACCTGGAAGTGTTTCGGAGCCTGTACGAGATAAAATTGGAGATGCTCTTGGGAAATACTCGAAAGAGATCGTTGGTCAAGAGGATTTTAAGAACGCTCTACTGGAGTACGGTAAGCACGCTGCTCATACCAGAGCGCTTGCTGAACAGGGTTACAATGTTAAGCCTCAAGATGCTCCTATCTTCACTATTGCTGGTCCTCCCGGTACAGGTAAAACAACAGGTGCAAAAGCCCTGGGCGAGATACTTCATACAGCCGGAATCGTCGACAAGCCTGACGTTCACGTCGTCACTGCCGGAGATTTGGTTGGCTCCTACCGTGGCGAGTCCGGTAAGTTGGTAAATGACGCCTTAGAGGCTGCTAAGGGTGGAGTCCTCTTGGTAGACGAGGCACATGGTCTGTTATCCCACGGTGACTACGGTAAAGCTGTAATGTCTCAGTTTGCAGGGAAAATTCAGCCGGGTTCTGGTATGAAGACTGCTGTAATCTTTGCTGGGTATCCAGGTAAACTCGAAGAGGCTATGGCACTTGATGAGGGCATGAGCAGACGCACGACAGAGAAGTTTGAGTTCAAGTCACCTACAAACAGAGACCTTGCTGAAATTACCGGAATCATGCTTAAGAGCAAGCTATCAGTTCCTATGACAATGAGCAAGGACGGTCAAACTGCTTTAGGCCGTCGCATAGCCAATCAGAGAGCCTCAGAGGGAGCAGAGTTCGGTAACGCAGGAGCTATCTTAAAGGAGCTTCAGGCAGCAGAACGTCGCCACTCTGTACGTATGCAGTCACTACCTGAAGATCAGTGGGATACTCAACTAGATGCTGCAGACTTTACGAGAACATTCCAAGTTAGTAACGGTAAGAAACCCGCTAACAGAGGAGCTAAGACAGTCACGACCAGGAGGTTGACCGTGAAACAGTCTAATGATGAGGATGCAAGCTGGTTACAAGCTATGTTAGATGACAGAGCGCCCGGATTCAAAGCAACTTTAGTAAATGGTGCTTTACAGGTATCTGGAGGGAAGAAAACCGATCTAGTAGATGCTGAAGATGTAGTAGCAGAGTTCAAAGATACTTTCGGTAGTCATCATAAGGTGTCATTCAAATGATACGAAACCGTCTAGTTAACGCCGGGTGGAACCCTCAACGAGCTGAAAAGATTCACAAAGCCGCTGAGGGTCTTTCACCGCGCCAACAGATTGCTGTGGTCAATAAGGCACTGGCCCCTAGAAGTGCCAAATATACATCAAAGGCACTTTTGACCCCCGATGAGCAGCTTATTGCGCATATTGAGAAGCGAAAGAACAGTAACACGGCTTCTTTGATCTCTAAATCGCTTCCCTACCGAGAGCGAGAGTGGGACGAGGAGAAACACAAGAGAGACTCTAACGGTAGATTCGCTACCCAAGAATCTCACAATATGTCAGACCCACGGTACACAGGATTTGTGTCGGGTTTTGACAGTGCTTTTCAACAACCCTTTACTCAAGTCTTCTCAAACATGGAGATGACACAGCCTGAAATGAAGCAAGTTGAGACGACTCAGCCTAATTTCAACGCTGTGCAGTTCATGGAGGCTATATTTACTCAACCGGAGTTCAAGCTTATTGCTATGAAACTAGCTGAAGGTAAGCAAGAGACTTATGAGAAGCTTGAAAGCATGTTTGAGTCCAAAGCAGAGATGCACAAAGCCAAGCACAAAGTCAGAGATGCTGTAGTTGCTGAGGAAGTACAACAAGCCAACGCTGCCGTTAAAGAAGAGCAACAGGTCATAGAGGCTGAGACCGTAGAAGGGCGCTCAGAGGTATTAGAAGAAACCGACACCAGAGAATGGTTTCAAGAAAAACTCTACATGACTCCTAACGGTAAGGAGGCTTATATTAACGATGAAATCCTTGAACGCATTAGTGAAGGAGCTTTTTCTAATGTTAGAACCCTGTACCAAGCAGTAAATCAGAGTGACCCAGCCGACCACTCTGAGTATTTTGATTCACCTGGAGAGGCTCAGCAAGCTGCTTATGAACAGAATGAGTTTTTTGGAGTTGAGGAAGGCGAGGAAGGTAGTTACACCAACGAGGCTGTTTATTTCATCGGGTTAGATAATGACATTCACATGTCAACTGAACAACTTATGGACTTTGTCGAGCACTTAACCGACTCTATCTCTAGCTACGATGAGACTCGACCGCAGGAGAGGTTTCTTGTCTCTTATCAACACCCTAACGGAGAGATTTACGACCAACCTCTCACTGCGGCTGAAATCTTTGAACATTTAGACCCCGAAGACCGTGCGGACCTTGCTGAACTTGCCTTACAGGCAGTTCCTGTTGTAGTTACCCGTGAGGTCGGTACAAAACTACCGAAGACCTGGATGAACCAAGAGATTGAGGAGTTGAGAGAAACTGTGATTGAAGACCCTAACGCTTTCTGGTACAGGTATGGAGACAAGAAAACCGGAGATTCTTTCGCTATCCACTTCGACCTGGAGAAAGGCTCACGTGAAGGTACACATAGACTTTCTTCCAGCTATGTCCGTAAGGGCCATTACAATCCAACCCCAGATTCTAGCTTCGTGAAGGGCACGTATTACTCAAAACGCAAGCGGCGCCTGACTGTTAAACTTGACTCAGGAAAACAGTACGACTTTGAGGGAATCTCACATGCACGGGCCTGGGAGTTCAAGAAAACACCATCACAAGGTCAAGCTTTCAACACACTTAGGAGAGAGAATGCTGCGCGTAGTAAGTAAGATGGACGGCGCTGACATGCACGTTGAACTACCCGTCGAAGAGAAAAAGAAGCTGACTATCAAAGGCTGCAATCCTTATGGCTGCCCTCCCAAGTGCAAAGGTGCAAAACACAAACGCCAGGCTGAGATTGCTAAGGCATTGTATGGCACTCCAGTATCTATCACAGCTAACAAGAAACGCAAGCTGCGAGTTAAGGGCACTTTATCTACAACCCCTCGCCTGTCCGGTTCAATCGCAAAGATTGATGATGGAAACGTAGTCAAGACGGCCGACTACCAAGAAGTAGTCAAGGTAGATTCTGACAAGCGCGAAGTGTATGGCTGGGCACAGGTCGCCAAAATCAACGGTGAACCAGTGGCTGACCGACAGGGGGATATCACCACAATCGAGGAAATCGAGAAAGCCGCTCACGACTTCGTGAAGAACTCTCGCACAGGTGGAGTAATGCACAAACGTACAGAGGACGGAAAGCCCGTCCACGTTGCAGATGTTATAGAGTCAATGGTGTACACAGAGGACAAAATTAAAGCCCTCGGTATGCCTGAAGATACTCCTGAGGGCTGGTGGATTGGTGTAAAAGTCCACGATGATGACACCTGGGAGAAAGTAAAAGACGGTACACTAGGTATGTTTAGCGTACATGGACGAGGCCGTAGAGAGGCAATTGAGGATGAATAATTTATCTAAGGCTTATGACGCGGTAAGGGGAGGATATGTAACATCTCTATCCGACATGGCTAACGCACCTGAAGGATCTGCGCTTAAACGTCAATATGAGTCCAAGCTAAGAATGATGCGTGCAGCTAAGGCAGCTAGAGAGGGAAGCACTGAAGGGGCATGGATTAGGCGTAAAGACGGTAAAGCACGCTCTCAATCTCATCTAGGTGTAAGTACCTCTTGGGGAGCTCTCTCACCAGGACAAGATGCAGCCGCAGATGAGCGCCAGCAGGCTATAAACGAGATACTACAGTCCCACATTAATGAGTATAAACAACTTGCTAATCCTGTTGCACATGAACTAGATTCAGAAGGTAACAGAACAGGTAATACAAAACCCCTTAACTTAACCCGGGGAACAGCCCATCACAAAGACGGTAGGGACTTTCCAGTTGTACTTGACCCCTACAAGACTGGCGTTGCTTCAGCTTATCCTCATCCGACCCGTCGCGGTGAGGGTATGGTAACTGTAAGGGCTGACCAGGGTACAGATAACATAACTGCCTTTGTTCCCCATGAGATTGGGCAGCATATTCCAAAAAATCGTAGAGATTTGACCCATAAAAATCGCATGTACCTACAGCAGCTAGCTACACCACGCCTGAAGTATGGAACTAACTTTGACGGAACTCCTGTTAATGACCCTAATGACCACTACCTAAGCCAATCAAATGCAGTCGAGGAGGGGTATGGTTCAGGGATATTCGGAAGCTCTGAAATAGCCCCTACCCGGGACCCCAACATGCGCTCTCACCAAGATACGATGATGGGACAACTCGCTTGGGGAACAACACCAGAAACAAGGTCTATCGCTGCAAAAGGTCGAGCGGCCTATCAAAAAGGCTTAAAAATGTCTGGGCGTACGGATAAAGGTAGAGCGAGCCATGCGGGCTTTGGTTATACTCCAGGACAAACCCAAGTAAGCGAATATAACCCTAGCCCGGATGTGAACATACCTAAAGGGTGGGGAGAGCTTAAACCAGTGACCAGTGAATTTTCCGTAGGGGATGATGACATGCGACCTAACTTAATTGAACAAGCTCCATACAATCCGAGGCTAGATCATAACCCAGGAGCGATTAGAAAAGACTACTCACCTGAAGAGAACCGCAAAGAGCGACTAAAGCGGCGCAAAGTTGCTGCTGGGGTAGGTTCAGTGACCGCGGGAGGGCTTATCTACGCGGCTACGAGACATAGACCAAAGACCCCCAAAGAGAGAACGCTCTCAGCTAAGACACGTGACGGAGACTCTGTCTCAGTATCTGAAAGTAAAGCCCCACCGGAAAGAGAACCTAAAGGAACTGTCGCAGAGGCTAATAAAGCAAGCCTGGATTCAGTTACTGGCACAGATACCTGTACTGTCGGCTCAACTAAGGCTGAAAAGACTGCTCCAACCGCTGAGAATATTAGAGCACGTTTAGAGGCAACAAAAACCAGACTAGCTGCAGAAAAAGGCCCCGTGTCTAAAGTTCTGGTAGAGAAAGGTTTACGTAGAAAGGCTGCTCTTACTTTAGGTGGAGCAGCAGCGCTCGCTGGAGGCACCTATGCTGCAACAGGTGGCCTTAGGACCATGAATAATGCTTATTCTCAAGGACAGTCATTAGGTACTTCAGCACGGGCTGGTTTAGGTACAACAACTGATTACCTAAAAAACTCTAAAGTAGGTAGCACCTTAACTCAGACTGGCTCAACCCTAAAGAATGCCTGGCAGACCCCCGGTAAAGACAGAGTTCAAGGTATAATGAAGCCCAGACAACCTCAACAACCGAAAGTAGATACAAATGCCTAAACGACATAACTTACGTGATATGGTGTACGATGAGGTATCATTAGTGGACAGAGGGGCTAACCAGTACGCCCACGCTGTAATTAGCAAATCCTACGAGGAGACACCAGTGGAAGATGAGATCTACGATGCTTATGGAGATTCCGTAGACCTTTCGGACCTTGAGGACGGCACAGTCCTCGTAGATGACGAAGGAAATGAGTTTACCCTCACCGACGGTGAGGTGGTTCCAGTGGCTAAAGCCGAAAAAGAAGAGTCCGAGGAAGAAGAGGACGAAAAGCCTCAACCCAAAGAAAACCCTTTCAAGCGTAAGCCTAAGAAAGATGAGAAAAAGGAGGACGGCGTGAGCAAGTCCGTTGAAGAAATCAGCAAAGCCTTCCAGGAGGCGACATCTGACTTGGAGCGCGACGAGATCATCGCCAAAGCCTTCGGTCACATGTCTGAACTGGAAGAAATCGCCAAAGCAGCCGCACAGGCCGCTTACGAAGAGCGCGAAGCTCGTGTACTCAACGAGTACGTAGATATCGCGAAATCCTACAACGTTGGTGTAGAGGCCGGTACTCTAGGTGCAGCGTTCAAGGAGATGGCCGAAGTTATGTCCGAAGAGAACTTCAATGTAATCGCCAAGGCGTTGCAAGTAGGTTCCGAGGCCGTTGAGAAGGGCCTGTTTGCAGAAACAGGTACTCACGGTCAAGGCTCGAACTCAGACGTACTGAACAACATTGATGCTTACCTCGGTAACACTGAAATCGAAAAGTCTTTCGGTGGTAACATGATGGAAGTTTTCGATAGAAATCCCGAACTGTACGATGAGTACCTGAGCGAATTGAGAGCACGATAATGTCTTACAATGAGTCTAATCTCTTAAATATCACCCTAGACGCTGACGCCAGCGTTGCCGTATGGACTGGCCCGCCCCAGCACAGAGGTGAATTAGCAGGCCACTCTGCTCCTGTGGGCCACCTCTACAAGTTCTTGCAAGTAACCGGACGCCACCAGTGCGGCCTGGCTACTGACGCCAAGAAGGTTGTAGGCGTTCTGGGCAATAAGCCGCAGCGCGTAGGCGATGCCGCTACCGTTATGACCCTTGGTGTACTGCCTGTACGTTTTGCTACTGGACAGAACCCGAAGCCAGGTGACCAAGTCACTCTGGACACCAACGGTTTTGCTAAGGTTGCCGGTGCCTCTGACCGCGTTCTAGGTACTGTGATTTCCCCTGCCTCCCCGACCCCCGCTGGCGCTATTGTTAGCGTTCTGTTGAGCCTCTAAAGAAAGGAACTGATCTATTATGGCTTCTCCGTATGGACAGGACTTACATATTGACGTTCCTTTGACGAACGTCTCCATTGCTTACAAGCAGAGCACTGACAAGTTCATTGCTCACAAGATTTTCCCAACTGTGTCTGTAAAGCACAAGTCGGATATCTATTATCGCTATTCCAAGTCGGACTTCCGTCGGACCGACGTTGAGCAACGGGCTCCTGGTACTCGCGTACCGTTGACCGGCTGGTCACATACCACGGATACGTTCTACACCACGAACTACGCCATTGGTCACTCGATTGACGATCAAGACCGCGCCAATGCCGATTCGATGTGGAACTTGGAGCGCGAAGCGACTGAGCGCAACACCCAAATGATGCTGCTCAAGCGCGACCAGCAATGGGCCAACGCCTTCTTCAAGCCAGGTGTCTGGGGCACTGACTTGACAGGTACAGCTACAGGTTCTGGTGTAGGCGAAATCGTCAAGTGGTCGAACGCCGCTGCGAACATCGTCGCTCAGATGGACGAATGGAAAGAGAACTTCGAGCTTGAGAACGCGGGCTATGCTCCGAACAAGCTGGTTGTTGGCCCTTCCGTAATGCGTGCTCTGCGTCAGAACGCCGACATCATCGAACGCATCAAGTACACCAACTCCGAGGGTGGTTTCATTAATGACCAACTCATCGGCAAGTTGCTTGGAGTCGAGCTGGTACAAGTTCGTACCTCTCACACCAACGTACCTCGTATGCTGGACGCCTATGACCAAGACCAGGCAGCTAACTACCAATGGACATTCGCACCGAATGACGCTCTGTTGGTTTACACCCCCTCTGCACCTACTCTGCGTGCTCCGGCTGCTGGTTACATCTTCGAGTGGTCCAGCTACCCCGGCGGTTCTGGCGATTCCTTCAAGGCGTTCCGTTACCGCGACGAGCCGACTCGTTCGGACGTTCTGGGCCTTGAGGCTTCTTGGGACATGAAGGTTGTTGGTAAAGACCTCGGTCTGTTCGTAAAAGACTTGGTATAATCTACCAAGTAGCGATACGCTGAATAAGGACCTGCTACGGCAGGTCCTTTTCTTTTACCAGGAAAGGTATGATGTAACCATGAAATACATTACAATTCGACCATTTGATTACTTTGAACAACACTTTGCTGCTGGTTCTGATGTTCCAGCATCTTTAGTGACTTCTGTTCCCGTTATCCGTGCTATGGCACGTCAGCCTCACATGATTTTCACTATTGATGAGGGTGAGACACTGCCTAAGCACATTCAAGACATCGTGGACGCACACTCTGTCATTGAGAAGGCTCCTAAAAAGACCCCCCTGGAAAGCAAAGCCTCTCATCCGTCTAATGGCAAGAAAGCTGAAGAAGAAGCACCTGTTGAGAAGCTAGCTTTTGACCCAAACGTAAAGACCGTCAAAGAGGTTCTGGAGTTCATCAAGCACAACCCTGCTCAAAAAGCTGCCGTAATCAAGGCTGAGAAGGCTGGAAAGAACCGCGCTCAAATCGTAGGAGAGTCTGAGGACGTAAAAGCCGCTAAAGGAACTTTGGAGAGCTAATGACATTCACATACAGCGGTGACCCGTCGACTAGCCCAGTAGATGAGTTACGCTTTTTACTGGGCGACACACAAAAAGACGAGCCGCTGCTGCAGGATGAAGAACTACGTTACCTGCGTAATAAGTTCAAAGACCACAGCATCTACTACGTTGCTATGGCAGCGTGTGACACTCTGGTAGCAAGGTTCACAAGAGAAATCGACATGAACATTGACGGCCAGAGTGCCGCACTGGGTCAACTTATGGAGCGGTACAAAAGCCTGAGAGCGGATTTCCGCTTCCAGAACGAGCAATACGCACCGGAAATGGACGACCCTATATCGTGGAAGCAGGGGCTTATGTACCCACCTGCCTTTGGCTTGCGTCAGTGGGACCACCCAGAGGCGGGACTTCAAGAGTACGGAGACATTGATGATACTAGGATTCTTGGCGGCGGTGGACTCTCTTCTGAGTATCTTGGTTCGTTCGATATCAATGGCGGTTAACTATGGGAAGACTAGATTTTGCAAGAAGCTATCTTAGGGCACGCTCTACAGCAGTGATGCCCTGGGCAGGCGACCTCTGCAGAATCACTCGCCCAGGTGAAAAGAAAGTAGTCACAGACACTGTGACAAACAAAGCCCGGATGACAAAGGGCACAACAATCATCTATCGCGGCCCTTGTCGCTTTATGAACCGTGGAGGTGGAAAATCCAATGAACAAGAACAACTTATTACTACGAGTAGTGCGACGGTTACGATCCCTTGGGATTCGGAATGCCCAAACCCACGCGACAAGTTCGAGTTACTTGATTCGGAAGACCCCACCGCCGTCAGGGCTATTGGCACTGTACGCACTGTAGAATGGACAGGCGGGCTTCGTGTGTCCCGGGTCCTTACAGTAGACTTCTTCCAAAAGGAGCACTCAGATGAGCAGTGACTTAAAAGACTTAGAAACCTGGCTCAAGGGACTAGGTGAAGAGATTAAGAAGTCCATTGAGGCCGACAACAAGCCTCAGTACGGAGGAAGTAAGGTGAAGTATGGTAGCTAATATCGCTAAGAGCTACTCAGATGAGTGGGCAAGACAGGAACTTACTCACCGCAGACAGCAGGACACTCCTATAGATGTGTTGAGAAGGATGACTCCACAAGATAAGTCCAATGCCTACTTAATCCAGGCAGAGCTAGCTAAGCGGGGACAACTAGAAGCCGTCTCTGACATAATCAAGAATATCAATTCCTACAGCAAGTATCTGCTATAGTTAGATCTAAGCTAAGCTTGCTTGCATTTTGTTAGCCACTAGAACCTAGGAGAAAATATGGCTAAGTACATTGTTAATGAGTGGTCTTGGATCGGGTTCATCCCCGGCGCAGACAACATGTTCGGAATCGGTAGCCCTATTACCTATGAGCAAATTGAGGAAGCAGTTGTACTGACTCCCTGGATCGCTTCGATTACTGCTGCTACCCAAGGTAACACCGTACCGACCACAACCATCGACACCCTGTTCGAGACCAGTATTGCTGGTACCGCCCAAGGCTCCTTCACCGCTGACTTCTATCGTGATGATTCCGATGTTACTCACAGCCCTGGTGACGAAGACCGCGCTTGGCATACTCTACCTCGCGGAACCAAAGGTACTTTCGTTATTGCTCGCTTTGGTGTTGAGAAGGGCGAGCTGCCAGAGCCTGGTGCTCCTGTAGAGTTGTGGCCAGTTGTTGTAACATCTCGCGCGATGGGCGCAATGGCTTCCAACACCGCACAGACCTTCACAGTAACTTGCGCCGTGCCGAAGGAGCCGGAAGAAGCTGCGGTAGTATCTATCTAATAGTATTGACGGGCTGCCCATGAGCGCCTTGGCCTCAGGCCTGTAGCGATAGAAGCCCGCTAACTAGTTTTCTAGCGTGACCCGTCACTGCTGGAGATCATACAAGACGGGGGAGTGTGTCCCTGGTAACCTCCCCCGTCTAACACCAGGAATCAGGGATAATAAACCCAGGAGAAAAATTATGACTGAAGCTAAAAAAGCACCTGTTGTACAATTAAGTCTGAAAGACAAACTGAAGGCCAAGCCCGCACGTACCAAGGACTTGGTATTTGAAGTAAACGGTGAAGAGCTGACTCTAACCTTTACTGCTTTAGGCGCCAACGAACTGGACGCTCTTCGTGCTAAGTTCCCCCCCACTGCAAAGCAGAAGGCCGATGGTCTCGGTGTCAACATTGAAAAGTTCAACATCGCTCTCGCTTGCGCTACTTTGGTTGACCTAGACCTGACAGAGGAAGAAGCAACAGAAATCTTCCTGAACGGTACTTGGTCCGCTGGCGAGGTTTCTGAAATCTTCGCTGCTGCGCAAGAGGTCTGCGTAGCCGGTTTGGATGTCCCTTCCATCGCAATCGACTAAAAGATGACCCCCAGTTTCGACTGGAGATGACGCTGTGCGCGGAGTATAAAATCCCGCACAGCGTTTTCTTGTCTTGGGACGCAGAAGACAGGGCCAAGGCGATTGCATTC